GCAAAAAATGACGTGGTATACCTTGTTGATATGCAGTTCTAGGCATAACAGACATTAAACCTATTATATAACCATGTTCTAGAGCTTTATAATGAAATCCATTATTAGCAGCTGCAGATAAACCGTGTCCTGCCATTGTCGCTTGAGGAGTACTATCCGTCTGAGAAGTTTGTAAAACTTCAGATATAACTACCGGAGATTTACCACCACCAATATATTCCGGTCTCTGTAACCTAGAATCAGGAGTACGTACACCAAAATGTGCCAATATTTGCTCAATATAACGTGTACCAGCCCTTGCATTCCTTTCAAGCCATTTTTGAATCTGAAATGCAGTTCTAAGATCATTTATAGTACCACCTGTTGAAACACTTCCTGAATCAATAGTTGACATATCCGCCCATAATGAACCATTCGGATCCAAATTTACCCTACCGGCTCCAACTCCCTGGTAAGTTGGATTTGAAGGATAAAAATAAGATCCTTCAGATTGTAAATTAGTTGCTCTTAAAGTGGTTGCATAAGCTTTGTTACCCATTTCACCAATAAAATGTTCTTTTATATCATTTCCAGGCAATGGATTACTTCCACTTGTTTGCATCCTTCTTGCAGTACTTAAAAAAGATGCACCAGAAAGTGATGAATCATTTTCAATAAAAGCCTGTACCAATCTCGGATTTCCTTGAGCATCTTTGTCAACTGTTGACCATAATAATTGATTTCCATCATCTTTTAAAACATCCTGATTTTCACCACGATAGTGTGGAGCATGACCTCTGTCTAATATTACCTGCGCCATTCCTGAAACAGGTCCTCCTGTACCGGGTATTCGGACCGGCTCTCCTTTTTGAGCCCATGGTAAAGCTGATGTAAAATAATCCTTTTCCCAATTACGTTTTCTTAAACTCAATATATTCCACCAAAACTCATAAGAATCATTCAAAGGCGGCATATCTCCAAAATCTATACTTATCTGTTCCTGCAAATTCTGATCACGATAATACTCATTCCAGATTAATTGATAAGCAAGAAACGGCAATACCTGAACCTTCATTGAATAATCCTTTATATAATTAAAAACCTTGTTTATATCATTTTTCGGAATCAATGTCGGTAATCCAAAATAATCACTCAATGAACCGTTTTGTAGAATACTCGTTATTCTACGTAACTCATCTAACTTATCTGTCCAATAAGGCCAAGCCGGATTAATAGCACTTATATATTCCCAAACTACTTTGCCAATATCAATAACCGGTAATGTAACAGACGGATCATTTCCCGTTATGTAATCCGTCCACTTGGGCATAACCAATCTGTTTGGAACAAAAAAGAAATGCGTGTAAACATTAACTCTGTGCATAACAGGTGCAATCATTGGAGCAAAACGCATAAATATTTCAGATGTATTACGAAATACATCTCCTGGAACCAAATCCTGACAAAATATCGGTATTAAATTACCCATACTTGCCGACATCTTACGTTCATGAGACAAATTGAATACATTCCTTTTCGGTCTATGAATCGGAACTTTAGTAAATATACTCATATTTTCGATTTTTTATTTCTTTGTTCACTTACAAAATCACGTTCGTAAACATCAAATTTATTTTTGTAATAATTTTTATTCTTGAGAACTTCTTTATCCTCAATCAATTTAGACTCATTAAATTTACTTTTACGCTGTTCCGCCGTAAAAATTTTCCTTTGTAAATACTTAGGCATTACATGACGTATACCGTTAATAATGATGTAATACGCCCCATTTTCCTGGTGCCATTTCAACAATCCACTAAATTCTCCCGGAGCAACTTCATCAACCGCTTCACCTTTAAGATAATTACCACCTATACCGGGACGCCTGGATGACAAATTAAAACTCTGATCATTTTTACCGCTGTAAACATCAGCATGATACTTACAACAATATTTAACCGAAGCCGGTGAAACATTACCCAACTTTACGAATCCTATATCAATACCATTTACTGTCCATGATTCTTGAAAATCTTTTAAAGATATTTCTTTGTCACTGAATATTATAGCATGATAATGCGGACGCCAGGTATGTGTACCATATTCACCAAGAAGAAAATAACGAAACTTGTTTTTCTTACGCAAACGCTTAAAATATAATTGTACATCTTCCTTTTTCAAAACCGGAATATCATCCTTAACAGGTAAACTTTCATCATTATAAGTAAGCGTCAAAAAATAATTATACAAATGCGACTGGGCTTCAACCAGGCAACGTATAGTCCAACTTAAAACCCTTTCCCTGTGACAGTATACGCATCTGCCACAGGGAACATCGATAAAACCTTCTTTCTGTTTCAATCGGACAGGGCTTATACATTTCATAACCTATATCCTCCACGACCGGCAAATACCCGGTGAATTCTCCTTCCGCGACCATGATAACGACGACCGCGATAATGTCCACGATATCGTCTCATAATAACCTCCTTCTGCGCCAAAAACGACGCCTTCTAAATCTTCTGTACCTCATAACAAACAATCTTTACATGAATAATTACCCAATTCAATTTCTAATAACTTCTCCTTTAAAACGAAAAAAAACCGTTCCAAATTTCGAAATTTTGAATACAGTTTCTCCGCAGATCCTTGACTAAATGCAACCCTGTTACGTTCAGCACACCTTTCAACCTCACTCAATAAAGACAATAAATACATCGCGTTGTCTTTCGCTTCTTTTTCTACCACTTTCATCACATAAATCAAATAATTTTATAACTTTGCACCATTGCACGACAAAGATAAGCATAAATATAATTACTATTATGAAATCACTAAAATTTAACACAATTTAACTAAAAACCGCCAAAAAGGCGGTGTCAGTTAGACATAATATATCAAGTAGGGATTATGTCTACTTTGTTAAAAAGGTATAAATTAATATTAAAAATCCTTAACGGTATCATCATTTTAACGTACGGCAAACAAACTTTGCTAATTGATTGCGTCGTTTACCTCATATCTCGCAAGCTCGTAATCGGTAAACGGCGCCTTATTCAATAACTAATTCTTTATTTTTGCCGTCTTTAGCATTCTTCCATTTTCTAATACTTAACATTCGATATATATACAATCTGCATAAAAAACCCCGCATAAGCGGGGCAATTTTACTGTTTAAAACTTGCACTGGTCGGAAACAAACTAAGTTGTTTCATTGACCGGCGCTGACTCTTTTGGTGGTTCACCACCTGGCGCCGTATCCGTTTGAGACTTTCTTGGTCTTCGTTCATTTCTTTGTCTTTCCGATTCTCGTATTTCATCTTCCAAATCTTGTTGTGCTGTTAAAACATCCGGATTATCTTCATCGACCGTAAAGCCGAAGGCCTCAGAGTCCGACACTTCGTCGGGTATATCATACAACGGATCATATCCGTCCACAGGTTGACCGGCAGTATAACGATTTAAAATCTGTGCAATCGTCATACTCTGATCAGGAACAGTCATAGACGGTAACTTACTTACTTTTTCGTAATCCGTCGGACTATCCACATAACTAAGCCAATGCCTAATAAAACTAGCCATAAAAACAAAATTAAATAATTATTTATTCCATAACCAAGAAGGAGTATTGTTACGCAAACGAGTAACAAAACGATCAGTAAAATTCGACGGATCATAATAATTTTCCCACATTTTTGATTTACTACCTGTAATTAAATTCTGTAATGCTTGATCTGCATTTTTTAAACCAATATTAGTATTAGTACCTGCAGCATTACCAACGTCCCAAGGCAACAAAGACGCAGATCGCGTCGTTTGCTGATTTAAATTACTTGTCTGAGCTCCGTAATTAGCAATCTGTGCATTCCAAACATTACGCTGATACTTAGCATTCTCCGTCTGTGCCGTTTGATAATTATTCCAAATCAACTTACCCGCCAATTCCGCTGCCAACATACGATCCTGATAACTGTTTCTCTTATCTAACGCAAAAGCATTTAAATTATTGAGTGTAGTCTGAGATTGTATCAAAGAATTTTGAGTAATCGCATTCGCAGTATCCGCTTGAGTCTTTTCAATCTGAGAATCTATTAAATTTCCCTGCTTAGCTTTTATCGCCGTATCCGCATTAGTATTCAATATTCCTGCTTGAGACTGTTTTAAACTCTGATAAGTCGAAAGCATATTCATCATACCAGATATACCTTTACCAAAATCAACCTCCGGTGTAGGACTGTTATAAGCCGCTGACGACATATTACCCGGATTACCCTGAGAATATATCAAATTAGGATTTAATCCCGCCTGAGCGAATCTTTTCATCTGATTAGCGGGTGAATTAAACTCGTTCTGTTTATTAACATTCCTATTTTGAATCATATTATTTATTACCGGGCTAAGAATTGACGCACCCGCTGAAATCAAACCTGAAGCAACTAACGGAACAATCGCATATTTAATACTTATAAATAATAACAACATATTAATTATGATCTGCGAAACCGGGGACCGCGAACCTCGGCATCGGGCGTACTGCCTTACAATTATTATAAACTTGTATCCATAAATCATCCTGGCCGGGATCCTCATATGCGAATATACGCTTCGTAGGATTACATTCTATAAAATCCGAATTTAATGAAACATAATTCAAATCGGAATCTTTAGAGGTTTCATCAGGAACTTCTACAGTTGAGAAAGGTTTACCGAATACCCTTCCCATGTGCCAAAATTTAAGACTGTCACGCATATCACCGTGAACAGTGGATGGACAATACTTATACTCCGAATAACGAGATTGATAACCAAAAGTACCATCATTTTTAACAGGACTTGCACTATCTTCCAAAGGATTAAACTTTAATTCCTGATTCATAACCGGCTGTTCTCCCAGATTTGCCAAAGTAGGCCAATAAAAATCAAACTTGTCATTACGCAAAAAATGACGTGGTATACCTTGTTGATATGCAGTTCTAGGCATAACAGACATTAAACCTATTATATAACCATGTTCTAGAGCTTTATAATGAAATCCATTATTAGCAGCTGCAGATAAACCGTG